AGCTGGTTGCAGATGTCGCCAATAGTCTTTGCAGAGTTGCTAGGATTAGGCATTGGATTCTCCTCTTTGGCCTTTGCGTTATTTGGATTGTCGTTCGGATCGGCATGGACGAGCTCTAGGTTCTCTCCGGTGTAAATATATGCTTCGTCATCGAACATCTCTCCATGACGAATCACAGACTCGATCATCGCCCCAGGATTTGCTCCGGCGAGAACAAGAGAAACCTCTCTGATTGCGCCGTGAAGAACGTCGCTTCCCTTCTGACTAAGCCGGTTGGCATAAATGCTCATGGAGACAATATCACCATGCTCGACAAGCTGCTTGGCGTTCTGCCCTGCCGCCGTATCGTTAAACGAGCCATATGCGTAAACGCCCTCGTTACGATTCTCCAAAAGCACATGCCCAAGAACCTGATTCGGATCATTGTGGTCATGATTCCAGACAAGCGGAACCACAGCGCCGTCGCAATCTTTGAATGCGCCTTGACGAATAATTCGTCCGTCTGAACAACGAACGTCGTTCTTTGTAGCCCATCCGCTAAAATCGTACTTCTTCATTTAATCGGTTACCTCCTTTTGCATAACATCTGGCCCGTTGTTATCTTCGCCGAATTGCTTTGGCTGACTAAGATTCGGGTTATCGAGAATATCTGCTCTTTCGCTTTGAGACGGCCGCATGCCAATCTTCTGTCTAAGCTCGTTGGAGGACATAATCTCGTTTCTACGCATCCTGTCTGCAATATCAGCAAACTTACTAACTGGCACAAGTCGGAACGGATCTCTGAAATATAGAATTGATTGCCGCTGAGAGAGCGCTGTTTTACTCAAAAACTTACGCTTCATCTCATCGACAATTGCCGAAACAATCGGCTCTATGGTTCTTGAATAGTAGTTGAGCATCGTCTCTTCGCTCGCGGTACCGTCAAGAACTGCCTGGGTGATGCCCAATTGGCTGTAAAGCATGTTCGTCAGGTACTCGATTTGTGAGAGGATGTTGTTCTCAACAGAACGGTTCAACTGCGTGATGTGCTCCGTCGCATCCGTGTAAGCGATTCCATACTTCGAACCCGCAAGCTGATTCTCTATGTCTTTGCGTCGGTTCTCGGCCTGGGCTCGCCTAGCCTCGGTCTTGATGGTGTACGGCAGCTGAATGATGAGGTCTAGCTTTCCAGAACTCGTCTGCTCGTCAACGTTGTCAAGCAGCGCGAGCTTGTGGACGAGTCGTTGCATTGTGGATGACGGCTCGTTGATTACGGCATAGAACGGGTTTTCGACGATTGCGACGGCAGACTTCGGAAGCGTAACCTCTTCCTTCTTGCCTGTCCGATCATTGTACAGCAAGACGCGGACGTGCTTCGGTTGCCACTGAACAACCTTACCGGTTCTGAGCGTCACGATGTCATAAGACGTCGACACGGTTGGATTTAGCGTTGTGTCGACAGGAACGATTGCAACGTGGCCCTCGTCCAGCATCGACATCACCGCATCTTGAATGAACGCCCTATTTGACTGGTCGATGTTTGCCTCAAGGGTGAGGCATCTGTTTAGCCCAGACTTAATCGGCCCAAGGTATCGGCCGTCTTCATCGAGCCTGACGTGCTCGATCGAGATGGACGCTGCGTCAGTGGCGATTCGATTGTACACGGCGGTAATAATCGACTTCTCGTTGCCACGAGTAAATCGAACTCGATCTGGACGAGAACTGTCTATCGAACCGCCGTAAGTCCATGCCATCGCAGGCTTGTCATCGATAAAGGCGTTCCAGCCGTGCTTAAGACGGTCTAGAAAACCCATTTTGAAATTCCCCCATTTGTTGTTTCATATGTCACAAATGAACGACGAAGATTAACCAAACAGGAATGGATTTGTGCCTCCTGAAATGGCAAGAGACGCATTCTGTCTATTAATTCGTTCCGCCTCATTCTGAGTGAACATTGCCGCCTGTCTTGCTCGTTCTTGCGCTATTGTCGCGTCAATCGTTTCCTTGTTTTCCATAATTACTTGATAAACAAACGGATCATCAACTCGACGCCCAAGAACGTAATTAGACACGCCCTCTTCGACTTTTTTGTCAAAACCAGTTCGCAAAGCTTCGGCTGTGTATTCACCGTTTGGGGTAACAAGCTGACGGTACCTCTTCTTTCCTTCCGGTGTTAGAGTGCCATCAGGATTCTGATACCGACGAATACCCCACTTCATACCAAGAATTCCGTGGTGTGAGAGTGTATATCGGTCCATTTCGCCAACCTCTTATCCATCAACGATGTCGAAATCAACCCAGAGCACGTTATCTTCGAGCATTCGAGCCGTATCCTCGCCCAACTGACGCCGACTACTTTGGTTTCTGTACGCTGCATATGCGATTCCAGCAACGGCAGCTGTTGCTGCAACGCCAAGCGCAATTCGCTGAGCCGTACGTCGCTTATCTCCACGGCGTTCTGACCGTTCTGAACGATCGGAACGTCTGCGCTTTGACTCGTCGACGGCGTTACCAACTGCACGGCCAACAGTACGCCCAACAATGGAACCGGCCTGAACGGTCAAATAGCCAGCAGCCATCAAGCCGAGTGTCGTGAGTGGAGAAGCAAGCGCTTCGGTGGAACTAATATTCCTTGCTGCGGCAATCAGATTAATTACATTCGCAGTTGCAGTTCGACTTGCCCGTAGTCCAGCCAAAGCGCCAACGCCCTGACCAACGCTGTAACCAACCTGCGCCCCAACGCCATTACGCCGATGCTCCTGGACGCCATAACGTTGCTTTCCAGCAGCGGTATAAGAACCGTCTTTATTTTGAAATCGACGAACGCCCCATCTCATACCTTTAATTCCGTGGTGAACCAAATAATCGCTCATTCAAACGCCTCCCTGTTGAGCTTATAAGCGACAAAGGCGTCCATCATTGCAGCAACAGAGTCAATCTTCGCCTCGTATCGCTTCTTTAGAAGCTTTCGATTTCCGTTTGTATCCTCAATGGTTATACAATTGCCCATGGCAAATGTCATAAGCTCTTCGTCAAACAAGAGCATCCGCTCTTCGGCAAGCTTCTTGAGTTCCCCAAGAGGAACAGACTCTGTCTTAGAGCCTTGGATTACCTTCTCGACACCATACTCGCCGTTCTCAGCGCACCAACGGCTAACAAATTCGCGAGCGTTGTATGGATCATACCCAAAAGTTCGAACATCATATCCGACCCGATCAATGTGCATGTCGAGGTCGTCATAGACTTCCATCATGTCAAGAATCGTCCCATTGAGAACAATTAAGCTACCCTCGTTCATGAACGACTCGTATTTGACACGCATGGCTGCCGGAAGCTTGGCAAAAGTGAGCTCTGAAATGTAGCAACGAGTCTTGACTCCGAACTCGCCGTTCGATAGAGGGAACAGGAAGGTAAACGCGCAGAAGTCGTTCCCCTGGGAAAGGTCTGCGCCCATGGAACACGGCAACCTCCAGAAGTCACGATGCCTGTGGGGCAAAGTCTCTTCGTATGTGAAGTAATACGTAAAGCCTTCCGTCGGTATTCCAAATCGCTTGGCGAGAATATCGTTCCTTGCTGCTGGAGCTTTCTCCGCTCGCTCAACATCCAATTGATACGTCTCATAGGTTACTGTATGACCAAGATTAGGATTTGCCTTTACCCACATCTCTGGGTCGGCTACTTCCTTGACATCGTCAAGTCGATACCACCAAATGGACACGTGAGGGTTTTCATACTCACCCTTGAGTATGTCCATCAGCTCCATTTTGATTGTGTCTCCGGCACCGTTACGAACAGTACCTTCTGAAGAAGTCGCAATGATGAGATAGTCATCTACCTTTGACGCGCCTTGCTCTATTGCACCTATAACATCTTCACGAATGTCTCCAGAAAGCCACTCGTCAACTGTAGCCACCTTACAACGCAATCCTTGAAGCTTGTCGACAGACATCGGTCGAATCTCAAGAAGGGAGTTCGTAAGGAAGTTCTCAACGCCTTTCTTGGTTGGCGACAACTTTTGCCGATTGGCCCTTGAGCCAGTGGTGTTCTGCAAGGACCCCTCTGTAAGAAACTTGAACAGCGGCCCCTTCGACCTGGCGATAGCTGTTCGAATCGAACTCATCACTTCCTCGGCCTGCTTCATGGTAGGCGCGGTCGTGATTTGATGCGTTGTCGTGGTATCGACGTTGAGAAAATATGCTTGAATGAGCGAGTCATACAAAGACTTTGCGGCGCCTCGACCGATGATGAGATACTGTTTGTTTGTCAGTCGCTTCTTTACCATCTTGTTGACATACCTACCGCCAGAGCCGTTTGGATTTGGCTCAAACACGGTTCGTTCAACAAAGTAATACCAGCCAAACACTTGCTCTGCCCACAGCTTAAATGTGTCAAGAAGCCTTAAGTCCGAGCCATCGGTTAGTGTCATCTCGTTCTCGGAAAATTCAACCCAACCGTTTATTGCGTCAGGATCGTAATAAATTCCGGGATTGGCGATGAGCTTGTCGATGCGGTTCATTTCCATCGCGATTTCGCGATTGACCGGTTTCTCGCCAGCCAGAACACGTTCACGGAAGCGACCATAGTACTTCGGCGTTGCCGTGTTTGAAAGCCTGCCCAACAGTCACCTCCGCAATTATAGCAAGTCCTTTTACGGAGGACTTATGGCCCAACAAACAGAAAGGAATGAGAATGAAAAAGGAAGACATCGACCGAATCAGCGAAGACGCAAAGCGAAAGATTCAAACTATTCGTTGCCGAGTGGCGTCTGCTGCCAAGAAGTCCATCGAGTGGGGAACAGAAAACCCAGAACTGGCAATGTCAATCATCACCGCCGCTACTGTCGTCATCAATAAGACGATAAGGATTAGTCGCGATGTTGCAGAGACACATCACCAAAACTCTAGGATCTATGATCACTCGCTGGGGATGTACTGGAAGCTAAAGCACCCGCTCACTACGAATGAGCGAATCATAATTGAGCGTCGACGCAAGAACGGTGAGCCTTACGGAGAAATTCTTAAGGACATGAGGTTGTTGAAGCACTAAAGAAACTCCGAAAGACGGGGTCTTGCGCAAACGTTGCAAGGCCTCTTCTTTTTTACCGCTTGAACTGATTATAGATAGTAAGAGCACCAACTGCAATAGACGATGCTGCTGCCGCATAACTTAGGCCAAGAGCTACGGCATCAATCGCTCGCGGCTCTTCTGTAAGCCTAGTGTAATTTGTCTCCATGTTCAAACGGTTTACTAGCTTTTGAAGGTCCGAATCACTAATTTGAGACATCTCTTCAACCGTCAGCGTTTTGTGATTACCTGCGTAACGATTCGTTTGGCCGCTAAGATTGGCAATCTTGTTAACGCCACTTTCAATACTGTTGACACCAGAATTAACTTTGCTGGCTTTCTTAAGCTCTATTGCATCCAAACGCTGTTTGGCTACATGAACAGTCTGTGATGCATCATCAACGAATCTGCGTGATCTAGCGTGCCTCTGGTCAACAGACTCTCTGCTGTATCGCTTCTTACCGGCTTCGGTAAGAGTACCGTCTGGATTCCGGTACCGACGGACACCCCATCTCATGCCTTTAATTCCGTGGTGATAAAGGTAATCAGCCATCAAAACCTCCAAGGAATCGTATCAAATGGACTACGCTCAACAACCAGAGGAGACCATTTTGAATCGTCACCGTAATGAATCTCGTTATGAGTTTCAAGTGACACGGTTATTAGATTGTCTGGGTCCAGAACGGCAGGATTCCTGTCGAGGAGGTCCTCAATGCGAATCGGCTCTATGTGGTGGACGAGAATTTGACCTGCAATCGGCCAACCTTCGACGCCTAGGTCGAGACCGTTGTCTCGCAAGATGACCTGACGTCGAACTCTCTTCCACTCGTCTGACTTGTATAGCATTTGGTTTAGGTACCGATGACCGCCAAATGTCGAATGAGCCACCACGCCGTTTAGACGCAAGTACT